TTCAACTATGTAAGGGATAAAAACGGAAAAATACCAAAAGAGAATGATCACTTGATTGACTGTTTCAGATATTTGCTGGACGCTTTCAACTATGACATGAATGAAGTCAAAGAACGTGGATCAATTGAAGCTGAAAACAAAGAAGAGAAACCATTTTATAAAATGGATGAAGATTTTGAAGATGAAATGAAAGAATGGGATGGCGGTATTGATATTGATGTTCCAGATGATTGGTAATTTAAAGGGGAAACAAGATGCCTAAATTTTCATCAAAGTCAAAGGCAAGACTGAATCAGTGTGATCCGAGGCTTATCAAGTTGTTTGAACGTGTTGTTGAAGTCATTGACTGCACAGTTCTTGAAGGTCACAGGGATGAAGCCACACAGAATGAATATTTTGATTCTGGCCGAAGCAAGGTGGAATGGCCACAGTCAAAACACAATAAGCGCCCAAGCCTGGCGGCTGATGTTGTGGCTTATCCAATAGACTGGAATGATACTAAGAAACACTATTACTTTGCTGGAATAGTGATGGGAATGGCTGACAACCTTGGTTTAAAAATACGCTGGGGGGGTGACTGGGATCGGGACCAGGATTTGAATGACCAGTCGTTTATGGATTTAGTTCATTTTGAATTAATAAATTAATAAAGGGGATTAGTATGAAAAGATTTTTAAATTGGATGTTTAGTTACGACTCACACAATCTTATTGTCTGGGTGCCAATTGCCATGATGTTTCTTACAGTTGGTGGTTATATAATGGTTGCCGTCATTGAGTGGGTGGGGCATTTTTATTGTGATGGCTTCTTAATGCCACCAGGGCATATTTCAGAAGACAGTTATAGGTGTAAATAGGGGGACCGCATGGAAACATTAACAGTAATTGCAACAATTTTCAGCATTTCAAGCTTCATGCTTGTGGTGTGGGCTTTAATAGAAATTAAATCAATGCAGCGTTCAACACACACATTTGAATATCTTCAGCCGCCAAAGGTTGAAGGCCCGGTGGATGAGTCGGGTTTTGCTGTGGTGACTGAGAAAGATAAAAAAGAATTATTCAATGATGATGACTTGTTTGGTGATGAAACAGTTCACACGCATCTAAATTAAGGGGGTTTGAATGTCACTTTGGGATCAATTAGCCGAAGGGGATAATGGGGTTTACAATAAGAAGCCAATATGGACTATGAAGCTGGATGACACCAGCAATGAAGAACATATTCTGAAATGGCTGAACCAGGAAATGGCTTATTTAAAGCAAGAAGACCAGCCAAGGCTGAATGAAATTTATAGGCATTACAAGCTTTATAAAGGTGTATCTTCTGACAGAGTTCATCAGCGTGATGCTGACAGAGAAGATGACTATCACAGAACTCGAGTTCAGAACAAAGTTGTGATCAATCACTTGTATGATTTGACTGAACAAATGGTGAGTCAGACAACGCGCTTCAAGCCAGCTGTTGCCGTGATGCCTACTAATGACGAATTTGAAGACAAACAAGCCTCTAAATTAGCAAAGCGTTTATTTGATCATGTGAAATACATGGAAAACCTAGACCGCAAGCAACGTGAAACCGTGAGAGTTTCAAAGGTGGCCGGTGAAGGGTATTTGTTTGTTGAGTGGGATAAAGACGCCGGTGATGTTCATCCACTCTATAAGAAGCTAATGGAAACCACAGGTGGAAAAGAAAAGAAGATTGCCCTTAAAGATGAAAACGGCAATGTGGAAAAGGATGAAAATGGTAATGTCATCTATGTGAATCAAAAGGTTCATGTGGGTGAAGTCGTTTATAACCTGACCAGGCCTGAAAAGATGTTCTTTGAAAACCGCCGTGACTTTGAAGATGCTGACTATTTCTTCAGAATCAATGAAAGGCCAGTTGAAGAAATCAGGGCTGACTTTCCAAAGAAGGCTGACAAAGTAAAAGCCAACTATGATGAATCTGTTGAATACGCCAACACTTATGACATGAGAAAATCAGAGAGAAAAGTTGATGCCATGATCATTGAGTTCTGGCATAGGCCCACAAAGTATTTAGAGAAGGGGATCTTCATCAAGTTCACGCCTGACACAATCCTTGAAGTGAAAGACTACCCTTATGACCATGGGCAATGGCCATTCTATAGGCTGACAGACATTGAAATCCCTTCTGAAAGACACGCCAGAAGTTTCTTTATCAATGGGCGCCAGGTGGCTTCACAAATAAACAACCTTACAACAATGGCTGTGAGAAACATCAAGCTTGCTTCAAGTCCTAAGTGGATGATGCCAAGGGGGGCTTGCAAGATTGAAAGCCTTGGGAATGCCACCAGCATTGTTCAATATAAAGGGCCAACAGCACCACAGTTGATCACTTCAAACACAACATCAGCTGAAGTGTATAAGTTCAGGGACCAGTTGAAAGATGACCTTCAACTTGTTTCAGGGATTAGTGGTGTTTCAAGGGGTGAACCGCCAGCTGGTGTGACCGCCGCTGTGGCCTTACAATTCCTTAACGAACAGGAAAACGAAAGAAACAGTTCATTCATTGCGAAATACAATGAAATGACTAGGCACATAGCCGACCTTTCACTGAAGGTTTGTGCGCAATTCTATGACCGCACTGATGGCCGGACCATTGCTGTTCTTGGAAAGAATGATGAATATACCAGAGTTCCATTTGATCCAGAGACTTTGGCCAAGGAATTTGACATTAGAATTCAAAACAGTTCAGCGTTGCCAGAGAGTAAATCAGGCCGCATTCAATCCATCCTGGATCTTTCAGAGAAGTTCCCACAGCTGGTAACACCAGAACAGGTGGCTGATATGTTAGATTTTGGCCAGGTTGAAAAATGGTATGATGAAGGGACCGCCGCCGTAAGATCAGCCGAGCGCGAAAACGAACAGCTGCTTGAAGGTGAGTCAGTTGAACCTCAAGACTATGAAATGCATATTCAACACTGGCGCGTTCATGTCACTGAACTTCAGAAGCCAGGCTTCAGGGAATTACCAGAAGAGATTCAGAACAACATGAAAGATCACATCATGGCCACAGAAATGATGATGCAAGAACAGGCCATTAAGAATCCAATGTGGGCTGAAAAGCTTATGACATTAGGTCAGTTCCCACTTCTTTATATGCCTGATCAGTTAGCACCTAACACGCCAAATGAGCCTATACTTGATCCAGAAATGGAACCAGGTGCGGCTGAAGATGCGAATGATCAACAGGATCTTTTAAATGCTGAAAGGGCCATTGAAGGTGAAGCCCAACGGATGGCTGAAGAACAGGTGGCGGCTGAAGATGAAGTGATGAATCAAGGGGCGCCAGCCACAGAATTACCAATTTAAACAGATAATTAAAAACCAAGGGGGACCAGTATGGAAACAACAACAATCGACACAGGATCAGCGCCAACATCATTCGCCGAATTAGGCGCAGGTGAACAAGTCAGTCAATCTTCAGTAGGTGAAACGCCTGTTATAGAACAGACTGAAGGGACTATAGAAAAGTCCGGCGGTGATGGCGTAACTTCTTTTGATGAATTGGAAAGTCTTGATGCTCATTCTAAAATGAAAAAGACTAAAGAAGCTAAGGATGAAGCCGAAAAAGAAGACATCAAAGAAGAAATAAAGGGTGACAAGAAGTCCCCAGAGAAAAAGGCCAAGGATGACAAAAAAGAAACGCCTAAAAAAGAAGCATCACCAAAAACAGAAGAGAGTAAAGACCAGAAAGATGCAGCTGGTACGGATGATGAACCACAAGAAACAGAAGACGGTCATAAAATCATCAGAATTAATTCAGGAAATCGAAAAGTAACCATTCGTGATGACGCAAAGTTCAAAGTGACTGGTGAAGATGGGACTAAGGTCGATGTTCCATTGAAAGAATTGATTGATGGGCATAAGCGTGTTCTAGGTTTTGATCAAGAAAAGACACAATTTTCAGAAGAACGTGAAGTTTTTCTTGAACAGAAGCGTTCAGTTGACGATACTATTGGTGAAATGGCGTCCTTACTTCAAGAAGGCCAAGGTCAGAAGGCTTTGTTTAAATTCTTTGAGGTTCTAGGGGCTGATCCGGTTCACCAGATGAAAAGTCTAAGAGAAGGCTTTCGAGAAGAACTGGAACGAATGTCTGACATGACGCCTGAACAAATTGAAGCCTATGAAGCGAATCAACGCGCTGATTTGGCTGAAAAAAGGCTACAAGCCATAAACGAAAAAGAAGCCCAACATCAAGAAAGGGCAAATCTTGAAACGAAAGTTCAAGAACTCCAACAGAAGCATCAGGTTGATGATGCAGAATTCACGAAAACAGCTGAAGAACTGTTACAATTGAGAAGCCAAGGACATCTAAACCAGGTTGTAACACCTGAATTAGTGGTTCAAGTCGCTTTATATGACCGGGTTCAAAATACAGCCACAGAAATTACTTCTGAACTAGATTTAAGCCAGGCCGAAGTTGAAGGTGTTTCTCAAAAAATAGTTTCCATGATCCAGTCAGGCATTTCTAAAGAAGATGTCACCGAGTGGGCCAAAGGAAAATGGGGTTCTAGAATAGATCAAGATGATGCGCAAGATTTAAGCAGTAAAATTCATAAGAATGAAAACACAGGCAAGGAAAAAGACAGGTCAATTGATCCACAATCCGCTGATGTTTTCAGTTTCGATGATCTATAAGAAAGGAAAAGACAAATGTCTGAATTTAGTATTGAAAATGTAAATAACCTATTCAAAATCAAGTACGGTAAACTTTCCGAGAATGTTTACAACAGTGCGAACGTAACGCTTGCAAGACAGGTGAAAAGTTACAACTTCACTGGTAAACAAATGTTTATCCCAGTTCCAACAAGCTTCAACGGTGGTGTTGGTTCAGGATCTTTACCAAAGGCCAACTATGCTGATGTTGAAGATGCTAACCTTTATTCTAAGAAGGTTTATGCAAGAATCAGAATTGACCGTGAATCAATCAAGGCTTCGGCTAATGATGAAGGTGCTTTTGTTCGTGCCACAAAGTGGAATGTTCAAAAGGGTGTTGAATCATACATGAGAAACGGATCAAGAATCCTTTGGGGTGACGGTTCTGGATCACTTGGTGTGATTGCTTCTGGCGGTGTCACTGACAATGGTGGCGGTGAATATGATGTTGTTCTTACGGATGCTTCTTGGAAAGAAGCTAACTTTGAAGAACAGGACTACATCAATGCAGGGACTTCAACTGACCTTCTAGAAGTTGTTTCAGTTGATCCTGATGCAAAAACTGTAAAAATTCAAAGAATCACTGGTTCAGTTGTTCCGGCTGATGATGACGTTTTATATATGCAGGGATCAAAAGATAATGATCCAATGGGCTTCAAAGGTGCTTTAGACTTCGGACATCCGGGATCTACTTTGACTGACCTTTACGGAATTGCGCCACAAAGACGTTGGAAATCAACACGTGAAGACGCTGGTGGGGCTGGTCTTACAACTGACAAAATGAACAAGATCATGCTTGAAGTTCAACGTAAGTCTGGAAAAGTTCCAAACATGATTGTGACTTCTTTCACACAATTCAGAAAGCTTTTGAACCTTCTTGAAGACCAGAAGCAGTACATTGTTGAACCCCGCATGGATTCTTTGAAGGGAAAAATCTCTTTCAAAGGTATCGAGTTCATGTCAACAGCTGGTGCAATCCCTGTATTCCCAGAGCGTTTTGTTGAAGATGACAGAATGTATTTCATCAATGACAACCACATGGGATGTCACCACAGACCTGGCTTCGGTTGGTTCAGTGATGATGGAACTGTGTTGCTTCGTGAAGCTGATGAAGACAGCTATGAAGCGCGTTATGGTGGATATTACCAGAACTACATCGTGCCAACATTCATTGGCGGCCTTGTAAACTTAGCAGTTTAATTTTGTGCTGGTCCCCAGCACTGACCTGACTCCACGGATGGGATTAAAGCCCCACGGATGGGGTTCAGGTCTTTTTTTTGAACTTTAAATAGGAGAAATTTAAATGCCTAGTGGAAAAGAAATAAAATCAACACAACGTAGGGAAAGAAGAATCCACGTTGAACTTGATTCAGCCGGTGTGATCACACGTGGTGAACAACACGTCACGGTTTCGGTCACTGGAACTGGTGAAAGAACCTTGACGCTTCTACAGCCAGCCGCCAGAACACTTTTTGCCTCAGTTCATGCGCGTGAAGCGGATTGCATGGGTTGGGCTGACAATGCTTCGGTCTCAACAATTGACATTAATATTGCTGACTTGGCGGCTTCGGCGGCTGATAAAGCGGTTTTAATTGAAATTGTCGCTTTGGATTCTGATGACGAAATTTAAAATTTAAGTTGGTGGTGTTCTGCGTGGGATGGAACTTAAATATTGCCCAGAAGATAGCCATAAACTTAATTGATTGGGGGTTAGCATGGCAAGTGTAGGATCAATACAGCTTGTAAACAAAACATTAACAGCCAATGAAATCAGCGCAAAGAAGGCCACCGAATTAGGCCAGTTTGATTTTGTGGCAATGCTCAAAGTTTCAAATTACGCTTCAGGATCAATTGCAGGAAAAATACAGCACAGCCCTGATGGGTTGACCTGGTTTGATCTAGTTTCTTTCACAGGCCTTTCAGGTGATGGCGTAGAAATACAGCCAATTACAGGACCGGTCTTATCTAACGTAAGGGCTGACCTTACGGCTGGTGAAGGTGATGTGATTTGTGAATTGAGATATGATAAGCGCGGCAAGTAATGTCAAAAGGCCTAAGTCTTTATCCAACAACTGACACAGGCGCCAGTGATCCGGCCAACGTGACCGGAACCCATGTAAATGGGCCAAAATTCGCAATGGATGTTTATGTTCAAGGTGGAAACCTTGGGGAAAACGCCGTTGGCGAAACTATCAATGAATTCAATGAAATCACAGCTGTTCCAAGCGCCGCCACGGCAAAAATAACTGAATACACAGTTCCAGTAGGAAAAACCTTTCATCTACAGCACATCGAAGGATCTGGCTGTAATATGGGCATTTATTCAGTGTTTGTGGATGGCATCAAGCAAGCTGTTAAAAGAACTTATTTTGGGGGCGCCCCAAATGTTGATTTTGAATTTAGCAATCAAGACAACTTCGGCTTGAAGGTTCAGGCCGGATTGAAAGTGGAATTATTTGTTGAAAACTATAGACCAGAGTCTAGTGATTTTTATGACGGTCGAATTTTAGGGGTATTGTTATGACAGACATGGAAAGAAAGAAGAAAGAAGTCGAGTTGATTAAAGTGACGGCTGCAAAAGCCGAAATGGAATATAAGATCCTGGAACGTGAACAGGACATTCTAAGAATTCAACATGACATTGAAATACAAGAAAAACGCATTGATGAACTAAAAAATGAATTAGGGGGTTAACCAATGAGTGACATCAAAAAAGGCTTACCAATAAGGACTGAAGAAGACATAGACAAAAAGATTCAGAT